CAGTATCTGAATTACCGTCTCCGTTCTGAATAATGTCGAGGACGTCTACAACCTCATCCTGTGCTGCTTGTTCTCCAATTCTTCTTATATGAACAGCGAGGAGGTCAATTCTCATCCTTCTAATCACTTCATATGAAGCCTCAATAGCACGACCATACTTCCATATTTTTATAGCATTCTCTCTGGTTTTAAGCCTCGATTTTGGCAATTCTGACGCTTCGGTGACTCTTACCTTTTTAGCAGCCTTTTTGTTTGCGTCGCTGTCATCACAATAAATGTTCCTATATGCATTACTGTCAATAGTAGTAGTTGTTGCCAGTAAATATTGCAGGATACTCATTTGTGTGAGTGACTCTCTTAATTGCGTTGCAATAAATTCAGGGAAAAGTACCTTACTTTCATCAGTCCTGTAAAAAGCTTCAACCTTTGAAGCAATTATCCCTTTTTCTGGAATAGACTGCGTTACTATGCCATATTCTTTCAATTGATTTTCGAAAGCTGTTAGTTTGCTACCTTCAGGTGCTGGAGCGAGTTGTTCAAGCAACTGTGAAAGAGTCATTTCATTTTCGCTCGCCTGATTGTATAAATCTCTTGTTAACACAAATTTTGACATCAATATTCACATCCTTTCTTAAAATTAAAATTTAATGTATCATCCAATTTGTTGGGTGATTTTGTTACTTGCCCTGTTTATCCCTTACATTCGGCAGGGCATCCGCCTATGAACTTCTGGCTTTCGCCAAGGTTAGGGAGCCACCTGCTACTTATCCAATGAATACCATTACAGTGTTATCAGTGCTATCAGCTGACATTGCATAAGCTGATCCAACGTTGCCTGAAGCAACTGCACTTACTAAACCGCTACCATTAACACATAAAAACTTGCCTGCCGTAGCCAAGCTGCCTGAAACTCCATAAGCAGTCCTAAACCCCTTATATTGTACAGTCATATATCCGTCATCTTCGTATTTATTAATTATGCCTCTTAACGGATCGCCAGCACTACCATATCCCATTTGTCCATTACCTGTTACAGTTACGGCTTTGCCTTCGACGGCAGTCACTCCGCTTACCAGTGCTACAGAACTTACACTTCCATTTGCCTGAACGGTGACATATGCAGCACCTATACCTTCAAAATCAATACCACGTGTTGACATATCATTCAACTCCTTTCTAATTTTTGAAATTAAACATTAAATTATACTTTTTATTTCACTTTAAAAGCATCGTCAGGAATTGTTGACGCTATCTTCTGCTGGTCTAATCCTGCAGCAGGATCAGTTTGCCTACCTGACGGTATTGCGGCCTTAGCTTGTGCCTCCCATGTCTTTTTAATGTCTATTACTGATTGTGTAGACATATTCGCAAACATATCTTTCCATGTATCAACTGGAAAATCGTTGCCCATTGCTCTTATACCCCACGAAACTGCATCTTCAATCGTTTGTTTATGATAATCAATGCCTTCTTTCGCAAAACGTAAGACTTCGTCTGGAGTATATTCTTTCCCAAGTTTTTCTATTACTTGGTCTGTCGTCATAAATATTATTGTCTGTTCAACTGTCTGTTCAACTGTCTGATTTTCATCCATTGGGCTTTCACCACCTTTCGCAACTAATATATTATTATTTGAAAAAGCGTATATCTTTTTACGTTCTGTATTTTTAGCAAACAACAGAACACCGCCTTTATTACTATACGTTCCATATAACCTTGAATTCAATGGAATCTGTTTAAAATCTTCAGATACATTTGTAAACACGCTATAATCGTTTTCAAAATAATCATTAATTACGCTGAGATTTGACCCAGCCTCAGGATATGCTCCGTCAAAAACAGCAGATTCTTCCATTAAATAACCAGGCGGGCTTGCTATCACATAGCACATTTTTGTATTACCCGTATCATCATTTGCGTATTCCGCTCCAGGTATATGTTTGCATTTTGAATAATCACGTATATCATGTCCGCATATAGAACATAAAAATTTATCTGCACCCCAACCTATTGATGTATCAAATAGTACCCCAGTTTCAATATCTGATATTATTGCGTCAGTGCTTATACCATCTTTCGATTGTCCTCGAACAATATAAGCAGATCCATTTAATGACACCGTTTCGCCATCGACAATATTATCGTTACTTAACCAACCCTCGAATACTCTGCCATATGGTAAAGCAGGCTTCGGTCTACTTAAACCAGCCCATGGATGATCGAGCATGAATGCTACACCATTATTTGCATCAATAGCAAATTTTTCCAATAATTGTTTTGATAATTGAATACAACGGTTTGGTATAACCATATCGCCAGCCATTTTGTGTGTATAAATAAAAACTTCGTCTTTTGTCAGAGTCCTTTTTGATATACGGTTTATTTTTGCAATTTGTTCAATATTAGGTTCGCCAAATTTATAAACTAACTCACTATCAAAAGCTTTACTATCTCCTTCTTCGTTGCCCTGAAATCTTGCCATTTGGCGTTCAGCTACTTGTCTTACAGCAGATTTGTCATTTTCTGGTATATTACTGTTTTCAATTCTTGCAAGTGCATTTTGGACAGCATTATGCACTACATGAGGTTCATCGTTCTCAATTCGACAATAAGGGAATTTTAATTGTCCAAAATTATCCAATTCTCCCGTTTCATGCCAAAAGTAAACTTTTTTAAGCTTACCCCAATCAATTTTATCTTTGTCACCACTTCCATCGCTGGATGCCCATTTCCTCAGCCCTGGTTCTGCCGCACTTGCATCCCAGCTTCTATTTGGAGATAATGGAAAATCATGGTAAGGTTCTGCTGGCATTATAAATCACCGTCCTTTAATTTACATTTTTCGAGTACCATTTCTGGGTATCTTATATTTATATATTCATATTGTTGCATAATATGGCATTTTTTGCAATATAATTTGCATACATCATCATACAAATGTCCACATGATGGATAAGCCTCGATTGCCATATTTGGAAACATTTTACACTCTCCACGTATATTAATTGTTTCTCTCATTTTTATCTCTCCTGAATAAATCAATAACTTTTTTTGTCATATCGCCTTGTTCACTTTTAGACTGTTTAGTTGTGTTATTTACAATGTCGTTAGAAACGCTTCCAAAACTTAACCGTGCTGTGTCAAGAGGCGGTTCACCAGTAGCATTTTCAACCCCCATAATTTCTCTTGCAGCCGTATCGTTATCAATCCATCCCATCAATACAGCTATAGCATAAAACTTCTGTTTTAGCAAGTTGACTTCTGTACGTTGTTCCTCAGAGTTCCAATCAATAGTATTATGTTTAAACACAGGTATCGCTTGAACACCATTAACTCTGCACCATAACCTTGCGATTTCTTCTATGAGCCTTTTACTACCTCGCTGGCAAGACGCAATACCTGAACAAAAGATACGAAATTGGACTGTACCCCAAGATTCTGTTACACCCTGATTCCTGTTCATAAATACAGCCATTTGTTTTGTGCCTGATAACGTCTGGACATCAAGTAATTCATTCACCGCTCTTACATCAAGGCTTCTCGCAGCATTTGCCCCTGAATTCATATTGACCCTTACATTGTTGAAATGTATATAATCGTCATCGGGATTAAGATTTTGGAATAGTTTTTCTATCCAAGCCCATTCATCTTCCAAGTATTGTCTTAATTTTTCAGGATTGTTTTTTATATGTGAAGGTACTATTGTTAAAATTTTGTCTAAATCAATTTCTATATCATTTCGAGGATACCCTTGATGGTGTAAAACTGCTTGCATATCTTGAAGTATTTGCATTTGAAAGTCGATTGCTTGTAAAACTGGCGATAATATCAACGTACCGCATGGATTACCAATATCTGGATCGGTTGGTATCCAAAAAAAGTTTGCATTTTGCGGATCAAGATAAACTTTCTTGCCCATCTGCCATTGAAACGGTTTCCATTTTTTATGACCATTAACATCGCCTATCTCCCAGTTTATCGTTTGAGGCTTTACAGCATATACATCATAAATATCCGATCTATCATCCGTAACTTCTGCTTCGGCAGCCATGCCTCCTAACATAAACGAACTCAGATGGAGCTGATCTATTAAACCATCAAGCCCTGAATTGCTTATTTCGTTTATTCTTGCTGCAAATTCTCTCCATTTATCCTCCAAATAAACAATTCTTGATTTTGATTTCCCCGTACTATAAAAGTGCATTTCGTTCCCTTGATTCGCAAGCCTTACGAAGTTCCATACGGCCATTGAAACATCTGGATTTACTTTTTTAAGAAATTCAATTGCATTAGCTTCGTCACGAATTCCACGCAAAGTATCAAGTACATTTGCTGTTCTCGAATTGTATGGAGACAATGTGGTAATATACCCATTGCCGACCATAGTATGTCTGCCTGTTGGTATACTTTGAGGTTCATCTTTTGATCTTGCAAAAATTTTATTCCAAATTCCCATTTATACACCTCATTTGCTAACTTTTTCCAATTCTTCAATTAACTGTGCTTTAGCTAAATTAACCAACCTTTGATCCTTTTCTATTAAGTCTACCAAAAACTTTATATCATCGTCATTAATATCTATTTCTCCGTTATTTGTAAGGTTAACCGCCCACGTTATCATTTTTGCAGGTTTTCCTACCGTTGATGTTGCAAGTAAATTTGCGAGAATATCACTGAGTTTATCCTGCAATGGTTCGCCTTTTAGATTAATTATATTCTTGTCAAGATTAAGTTTCAATTTAATTGTCATCCCCATTCTTTACCAATACCATACGAAAGCAATAAAGCTGATTATACCAATTTATTGCATTTTGTGGGATTGTAGTGTCTTTCGCCCCTGCCAATTTAAATCCATTTTTATTGGCAATCTCTTCCATAGTATCAATGTTTGTGTCTGGGTAGTCGAGTGTAAGAATAAGTTTTCCGTCGTTTTTTAACACACGCTTAAATTCTTTTATAGCTTTCCATTTATTGTCATCTGATAAATGCTCTAATACTGATATACAAAAAACCGTATCAAATTTGCCATTCGTATATGGTAATTTTCTAATATCGCCCTGTTTTAAACGTACGCCTTTGTATAATTCGTTGTCTATAAAATATTTTGCTGCTTCATCTCCAAAATGCAACCGTATTTCATTCTTCATAACGTCGCAATCATTTATACGGTTATCCTCATCAATAGCATATACTGTTTTACAATAATTTGTCAAATAAAATTTAAACGGATGCTGAATACCACAAGCAGCATCTAATACAATATCCGTTTTTTTACAAAAATCAGCAGCCCATGCGTACTCATATGGGCGACTCCACCAATGTGGAGGAAGATCAAAAACAACAGTAGTCATTTTTTTATCGTCATAAGTAAAAAATCTTGAAGTTAATATATCATTATCCATTTAGCGTCTCCTAAATATATATAGATTTATTTTTTAACAATCAATTTATATACAGCTTGTTCATTGCCCATGTCTATTATATCATTAATTTCCAATTCTGCAAGTATTAACAAATGTTTCATTTGGCGAATCGTTGGAACAATTATATGATACCGACATTCAATCCAATCCTGCGATGGAATAAATATAATACCCTTACCTCCATTCCGAGTGGCTTTTTTCGCCTCACATAATGCTACGAGCGGAGCTATGGAATGTTCAAGTGAATCCCACATTATGAAAGCGTCAAAAGGCGGGTTATAGCGAGTATCATCATAATTTGTGTCTAAATCATGCATATCGCATTTCAGCACTAATCTATTAAGGCGTTTGGCTTCAGTCACTTCTTTATCCTGATAGGTAATTCCTAAAGCCGAATGGCCTTTTTTTGTTAACCAGTCAACAGTATTCCCAATACCGCACCCTATATCAATAATTTTGTGGCAGTCTGATATATATGGATAATTTTCTTTCCATCCAATAAGAGCATCAGTATCACGATTAGAAAATTCATCACGATCAGCCGACCAATATTTGGCAAACATTTCCAAGTTTCCTTTCATGATATATTTTTCAACTTTTGAATATTATTTAATACTTCCTGTTTCAATATTACCCAACGATCTTCCCACGTATTCATTTTAGCGTATTCTTTCCCTTTTTCGTTCGGATATTTATTGATTGCTTCTTCAACGGCCTCTATCCACCCGTTTAAATCATCGTTTTCAACAACTTTTATCAAACCTAACTCTGATAAAGGGATAACTTCTGCTATGGGAGTTGACACTACAGGCCTTCCAGCTGCAAGATATTCCCATACTTTTATTGGGGCAGAGTATTTTAAATAATCAGTATCTGTTTTAAATGGTATAATACATACCATGCACTCAGAAATCAAATTAGGCAAGTTATCATACTTGATATGCCCAGCATCGTAAATATTTGGGTGGTTAAACTCAACTCCTTTATTTTGGCCAATCATTAATATTTTGTATTTTTCGGCTAAAGTATTAACAATGTTTTCATCAATCATTGTAGGATGTAATACACCCATATAACCAATAACTGGTTCGCCAATTTCTGGGGATGGATCACCAGCTTTTGAAAAATGTTCAAAATCACATGCATTCGGCAAGTAAATAACTTTTTTGCTTTTACTATCACCTAAAACACTTGTAACCTTGTCATATAACATTTTGGATGCACATAATACATAGTCTGCAATATCAATCAGATTATAATCATTGCCGTAGTGCCAATCGCAGCAGTCATATACTAATGTTTTGTATTTAATATGATTACACCTGTCCATTTGCATAGGACTTGTTATATATAATACATCGCACTCCTTAATACTTCCCCAGTCATTAACTATTGTCAAATATGACATTGCCTCATAAGTGCCCGCAGCTGAATCGTCACCAAAAAATACTCTATTTCTCTCACTTGCAGCTAATTTCAATAAATGATGTGGTCTCTGTTGCATTACATTCCATTCCAACCCAGGTGGATATGCAATTATTAGTTTTGACGTTTGCCATGGATTATTATCGTTCCATTTAACCAAAGTGGGATTAGGGTCTTTGATTGCTTCGTATACTTCTTTGGGATACATATCGCAATTTAAATCTTCGGATATACGCTTATTATACTTATCTATTCTGTCCTCAAATCTCATCCAACCAAGATGTTTTACACGAACGCTGCTATTTATCCCTGGCAACCGTAATACACTTTCAGGTATATTTCCACAATGACGATAACGTTCGGTTATCTTATAATCTATGTCTGATGCCCTAAACATTCTCGGTGCATAATTCCCAGCAGGCCATATATCATCGTCACGATAGTATTGTTCACTATCCCACATATCGAAAAAGCGGAATGCAACCCAGTGGGCATCTGTCTGTGACATAATATACGGCAATTGTTCGTTCATTTTATCTGCCTCGTAGATTTCATCCGAGTCTATAGCTATAAGCCAATCAGGATTTCGTTCAAGTGCATATGAAAGTAACTCTTGGCGTAATTCACTTTCATTTGCCCATGATTTTTTAGCACTATATACAAAAATTCTTTTATCTTTCGTTGCCAACTCAGTTAAATATTCAAGTGTACCGTCCGTAGAATGGTCATCCAATACCACTATTTCGTCACAAAACAATAGTGTATTATTGATTGTTTGTTCTAAATATCGTCCAACGTCATTATGAGATAACATCATAGCTACAAGTCTTTGATTCTTTGTTGATTTGTTGTTTGACATCGCTGATAAAGTTTCAGTTTCGTACGATACTGGGTATTGTTCCTCGGATGTTATCCCAAACTGAAGAAGTAAATCCTTCCATTTACGTCTCCATTTTCTTATATCGAAACATTCCACTGCTATTTCACGGCTGCGTTTGCCGAACTTTTCACGCAAAGCTTCGTTATTTGCGAGATAATCTATATATTCTGTCATATCTTCATGGTTAGGATCATATATAAACGCATTATAATTATCAATAACAGCATCACCAAGTCCACCTACAGGCGTTGTTATAATAGGAAGCCCACACGACATAGATTCCAGTAAACTGAGCGACAACCCTTCGCAAGCCATTGTAGGTATAACTGCTATATCCGCCTGTCGATATTGTTCTGGCATGTCAGCCATATCTTTTTGCACAAATTTTATATTTGGTGAGTTTTTATAATAATCAATCAAACTTTTTTCGGTTTCACTTTCGCTTGCCTGACCGATAAATATAAAATTATATTTCATATAACGTTTTATATTTTTATTTAAATAATCTAAAGCTTTCCCAGTATTTTCCTCTTTTAGTTTTTTGAACTCTGGTTCGTTTGATATTGCTCCAGTTGCAATATCCATGTAATGCTTATAAGCAAATATAAATTCATTACAGCCTCTTAACATTGTAAGCCTTCGAGGACAAATTATATTTAATCCTTCCCAATTTTTGTCAGTATTCGGTATAAATTCATTTGTATCAACAAAGTTATATATAATACGTATTCTTGATTCAGCACCTGGTGATATTGAACGCACAACTTTCTTCACGTTTGAATCGACAGATACACATACGTCAACATTCTCTATGCCATAAAAATGCCTTTTGAAATATTCTTTTCGGTCAGCCTCGCTACAAGTGTTGTAGATATAATACGGATAATCCCAATAAATACCATGATGTATTGATATTGCAGGTTTCAATGCATACGGGTACGCCAAAAATGGAGCAAAATATATACGCAAGTCCGCATATGACGACATTTCATTAAATGCCATATTTAAACTTACATTTACTCCGTATGCCCAATTATCGTTATTTGGTATGCAAATAACAGGCATACCTTTGTAATTTTTTACTATTTGTCCAGTTTTTGTTAACTTGTTTCCCGTAGTTAAAGGTTGGTAAACGTTAACATCATGCCCTTCTGAACGCAATAATTTCCATAATTCATATAGATAGCGTTCTGCTCCCCCAAATATAATTCTGTCTTTGCCGTTTATTTCTTTGACAGATTGATAAAAATAAGATGTTAGTATCGCAATTTTCATAAATACCTCCTAAATATTCCAAAATTTGTTTTTAATACCATTTGAATTATGCCTGAAGTATCCTTTGATTAGCCTCAAGGCAATAATCTTCGCTTATTTCAAAACCTATAAATTGTCTATTCGCTTTTCTACAACATATTGCAGTAGAACCGCTACCAATAAATGGATCGAGTACAATATCATTTTCCGCAGACAACAATTTGACTAAATCCATCCAACAATTTAGAGGTCTACGTGCAGGATGACTTGAATCGCCTGGCGGCTTTTCAATCCATACGTCCATAAATCCTACACAATTGCTATTATTTAATTTTCGAAATCCTCCTTTCGTAAAGTCTAAGATAGCTTCCCATGAATACGGCCATTGACCAGGATAACTGCCAGCTTTCCTTCCTGGATTATGCCATACACTTAAGTGTCTAAAAGTAAATCCTATATTTTCCATTAATGGCTTATATATCCAAATTTGTTTCTGAGCACATGTAAAAGTTATATGAGATTTTGGTTTCAACAGCCTGTATGTTTCTTCAAATACACTCCGAATCCATGCCCAAAACTGTTCTTCGTTCATGTTATCGTCATAATCATTATATCTCAGTCCTATGTTATAAGGCGGATCTGTCAAAACAAAGTCAATGCTTTCATTATCTAACAGTTTCATACCTTCCATACAATCCATGTTGTAAATTTTGTTTAATTCAAGCACCGTGTAACACCTCGCAATCTACGATCCGCAATACGCACATAATCTTGAACAATTTCAAAACCAATATAATTTCTGCCTAATTCTTTTGCAGCAGCAGCTGTTGTACCACTTCCCATAAACGGGTCTAAAACAAGGTCACCTTCCATACTTGAATTGATTATTAAATTCCGTATAATTACTAACGGTTTTACTGTCGGGTGTCTATAACGTCTCTTATCCTCAACATTTAGCGGTGTTACATAATATGTTTTCTTCGTTTCGTATTCACCGTATATTTTAACGCCTTTTTCTCGGAAGAACAATATAAATTCAGTATCATTTAAATATTTATTGCTACACGCTGGCACAGGGTTTGTTTTGTGCCATGTTAAAATATTATAATGGCAGCCTCTTTTAATAACAAAATAATCCAGTAATGGTAATATTTGTTTTTGACTGCAAAACATATAAATATTAATTTTTTTCATGACACGGCATAAACCGCTAAGTACCATACGATCAATTCCGTTGCTCATCTTATCCAGCTCACGAATATATCCTTTTTTGTGGTGCTTATACATACCTCCGCCACGTGTTTTTATATCATATGGCGGATCTGTTACTACCAAGTCAACGCATTTGTCGGGCAACTGTTTTAACCCAAACAAACAACCCATATTATAAATTTTATTTAATTCAAGCAATTTCGACTCCCCTTTTTATGTTATCTACTTTTACAATCCAAGGAATTCTTACCTCCGCAAAAGAAAAATCCTTAAAAGCAAGCATCATAGCTGTTACAAGGTCGTCATGTTTGTTCGGAGATGAGCTGCTATATCTTATTAGCCCAGAGTTTGTGATCGAATATTCATAATCAGCTAATTCATTAATAAGCAATTCATTCTTCGGATATGATATTATTTTCTGTTCTATCAACATTGACAAATTATTAACAAGCTGTTCTTTTGCCTTATTAGAGAAAAATACAGCTTCTACGTCAAGGCCACGCATTATTAATTGTTCAGGTATCGTTTCGCCCAAACCTGTTTTATCCATGATAATTTTGGCATTATTATACATTTGAGATAAATACGCAATATTATCATACTGATAATTCCAGTTTTTGTTTCTCCATTGTTCTACCCTAACCACCTGGCATTTGCTGTTCCTTACTACAATTCCAGAATTATCCACAGTTTTTGCTGGGTCATAGCCAATAGTATAATCTTCTCCAAGTTCGGGTTCGCCAGACCCTGTGTATGTTGCACATTCAAGTGCACCTGGAAATACAGCATTATTTTCTGTCAAAAACTCAGCTAAAATCTCTTGCCTAAAGATACGGTCAGGGTATCTTTTTTTTGCTCTGTCAAGCCATGATCTGTCTATATACGGGTTGTCATATGTTGTGAAGTGCCAACTTTCCCAATCGGGGTCGTATTCAGGATCATCTTTTTGTCCCCATTTGAACATAGTGTAAAAGAAATTTCTTCCACGTGGTGAAGAATTGATTAAACCAAGTCCGCCTTTTCCCTTTGGACCTCTGCCAGGTGACATAAGTCTATTTTCCAGATTAATCCAAACTTGGTCAAAATTGTGTATTCTGGCAGCCTCTGTAACAAGAACTATATCAAGTCCTACACCAACAAGAGTTTCAGGGTCGTCCGCAGATCGCACTTCTATAATGCCATCATTCACCGTAGAAATCATCTTATCAGCAACCCAGTAATTGGTAATCCATTCACGAGGGAAATAGGTTAACAATTCACGCCAGTTGTTTCTTGCCATTGTATAGGTAGGAGCTATGATCCAGCCGTAAACAGCAGGTACTAAATCAGTATTTCTATCTTCGTTCAGCATTTCAACAAACTTCATGATAAATTCAATTATCATGCACCTGTCTTTGCCGTACCTTGTACCACAATTCAGTACCTTAAACCTCGCTTTGCTTTTATGGACAAGTGCTTGTCCTCCGCTGTGCGGTTCGTACGGTATTGCAACCTTCTGCACGCCTCCGATGGTTTTTGACCTGCATTCTTCGCATTCCTCAAAATCAGTATAACCGTCATAGGCATCTATCCACACCTGGTCGAAGATCTTACCGCACTTTTTGCAGATGGTTTTTTTACCCCTGCTGTCAGTTTCGATCTTGTCAGCAATCCTATATACTTTTCTTTCTGCTCTTGTTGTACCTACTTTTTCTTTGTCATCAAATGGCGGCATATATATAATCAACTCCTCAACAAATAGCCCCGAGCACAGGATGCGGGGGGAGGTATGCCTCGCTGGCTTTGCCTTGAAATTGGGGGATTAACAACTTAAGGGTAGCCATGATTCCTGTGTTCCGCTCGGGCATAAATTAACTACTCTTCTACTTCAGCTTGAATACCTCCTTGTTCTATAGCACCAGTCATAGGTTCTTTCTTCCATACAATGTTCAGCTTTAGCTTCTTCTTGCTTAATGGGCTTCTTGCTTCATCATACGATAAAAAAGCATTTCTCTTATCAGCTGCTATACCTACAGTTGTCATCAAATCCCTTAACTTCGTGAACTGACCATTTTTAACAATATCACGCACAACCCTTTTTAATAGAGCAGGCCTTTTATTTACTTCCGCTAATGCTTCTAAAACTACAGAAATAAATGCATCCAGTTGTTTAACGTATTCTACGTCCTGCAACCTCGATTCGACAGACAGCCTCTCTCTCGCACTTGTCAGCTTGTTGGAAAGGTCTGCAAGAGTAACTAATTGTGCAGCCATTTCAATCTTGGCTTTGTTTTCCTTTTCTGGACTTAACATGTGCGTTTCAATTAACGGGTTCTGCATCGTTTTCATACCCGTAGCAACAATAGCATTAGACGGCCTGCCTATGCGTTTCTTCGGCGACTCAATCTCTTTCCTCAGCTTATTTACACGTTTTTCCAATTCCTTTGAATTGTTTGTATTGTTTTCCATATTAATCCAATTCCTCTTTCTGGGTTTCTTCAACCATGAATTGCGGACGTCTGTCTATAAACTCCTTTACCGCAATATAAATCAGCTGTCGCTTTGTCACTTTTACATATAGCTCCTTATTCATGTTATGCCATATCGTCTCAAACGGAATATCAAGCTCTTTCGGCATAGGCAGATGCCATGTAACATATTCACCTTTCTCCCATATTCTTTCTTTTCCGCTTCCAATCGGCTTGTTCCTGTTGGTAGGCTTCTTCCCTGTTTTAATAAATCTGTCAACCTGATTTTTTGGACAAACGTACATACTGTCTCCAATCTTCATTACCGTAAAAGGAAATTGGGAGAAATCTCCAGATAACTTCATTTTGTCAATTACTGATTTGTTTATGCCAAACATTTCAATAACCTCGTCAAGGTTGTATACTTGGTGTTCTATTAATTGTGCCATAAGATTACCTCCTCTTTTTAATTATATTACAAATTATTTTTTTGTCAAAATTAATGCATATTTTCTATGAAATCGTCAAACCAGCACTATAACTTGCTTTGCGACATTAACAGAAAATTGGTAATAATTTACAGTAAATATTGCTGCCAGTTTTATTTTAGATAAATTATAAGTCCGCAAATCGTTATGCCCGTTGCATTAGACATACACAAAAAATTTCCGTAGCTCAAATTTCGGTGCACGGCCAGCGGAACACTAATAAGAGAAGTATATAATAAGTACGAGTTAGACTGTTATCCCTCTCCCAGTAAAAGGAAATAAAATAAAAAACTGGAAATAACAAAAAATAATTATTTTTTTAACTTTCACTGCCATTGTTCCTTTTTGGTAAATCATAAATAAATTCATAGACATTACTTGAAAATTTATTACGTTCGTCTTTGATTTGATAACGTTTCATATATCCAGCATTTTCAAGTTGCTTAAAGTGTTTCTGAAATGTTCCTCTGCTGATACCTAAATCACTGCATAACTTCCCTGTGCCTGGGAATGCTACATTGCCTCCGCCAGCATAACTGCTTAAATAAGCATAAATTAACCTCGCCGTACCAGATATGTTTTTGTCACACATAATGGATTTCGGCGTTTGCCCATAGCCGTCGTTAAATACGCTTTCAGCTGGATGCCTCAAGAACTCTTTGTTAGATTTTTTGATAATAGACTCTTCTCTCATACTAAACCCTCCTTGAAATAAAATGTTTGTTTTTAAATATAAACCCGTAATTAATAAAATTATAAAAAAAATATTATTGAAATTTTTTAAAAAGATATTTGTCTATTCTATAGTATAACCTTCATACTTTGAAAATGCAAGCAAATTCAAGATAATTGCAAGAAACACATGGAATGTGTGGGAAATATTGTAAAATTATGTAAAATATATTAAAAATATACTAAAATAACCAGATAATGCAAAATGTTTGTTAAAAATTTAACATATAAGCATTTTGTATTGTTGTTCGCTTTGTTTAATTTTTAACAATCTTTTGGAATCGTTGTTAAATTGCTTATCGTTTAGCTGGTTATTATTATACAGTTTTAAACAAAATCTATACCGTTTTTTAGCTTTTAGCCAAATTTACCAGTTTGTGTACCATTTTAGGCTGAAATTATGCGTTCCTACGGCAGGCTTTTTGCGAAATTGACGGGGTTTGCGAGATATAAGTGAAACCCGCAAAGCGTTGATACGACTGTGTTTCAGGAGCCGTTTTAGCGGAATAATTTTTGAGAGAGGAGACTCTACTGCGATTTTTCCCATATCCTCCCAGTACCCGCAAAGCTGCTTGTAGACTGCATTTGGGGGTTTGGGATAATTTTACAGTATACCGTTTTTGGCTGAAATCGGTATATAGTGCAGGTTTCAGGGATTTGGTAAAATTTAGGAGAAGTTTATAGGAAATGGAAACACGCTGCAATCCACTATCCATGCATGTTTCAAGCCATACCGTACAACCTGCTTGTAGTGCATGTTTCAAGGTTTTACAGCATTTGTCATTTCCAGTACATGATACATTTTACAGCAAATAACAATGTAAAATGCTGTAAAGCATAGGATAAACTAACAATGGATAAACTGTAAACACTGTAAAAAATTGTAAAATGCTGTTGGGTATAAATTGTAAAAAAATGTAAATTTCTCAGGATAAAATAAGTAAAAAATTGTAAAAAAAGCACCAATAGCATTTGTCATTTTTTGGTAAATCCTCAAGAGTGCTGTAACATAATTGTAATATTGTTGTAACATAAACTTAATATTGTTATTGTTTAAAGTATTGTAAAAAAACCATGTATATGATACACTTAAGCTATTCAATGGATAGCAAGCTATTCATAGCTTGTCCATTTGACCATTGAAAATTAAATAAAAAGAGGATAGGTGGTAGAAATGCAAGAAAACATTATTAACATTAATCAACTCATCAGTGACCTACAAGAAAAGACGTTAAACAGTGGACTTAACGAAGACGAAAAAAAAGAATTGACTAACATTGAAAAGGATATAACTACACTTGAAAATCAGTTAACTACACTTAAAAATCGCAAAAAAGAATTAATAGAAAAGAATAATGCAGCAATTAGAACGTTAAACAAAGTAACTAATCAACTAACTAACATGATTACTGCATTAGGACTTGATCCAGTAACTTATGGATTAAGTCCAAAAAAACAAGTAGAATTGCTAACAAGTACTGCTACAAGTAATACTGCAAGTAAAGGTCGGCACTGCTATGTGTATAAAATACAAGAAAACGGCACTATGAAACCACATAGTGCAAATAATATTAGTGAAATAGCATGGTATTTCACTGATGAATGTGGCGGATCCGGAAAGGACGGTAGATTAACGTCTACCGAATTAAAAAGATATCTTACAAGTCAAGGAATTGATTATGATAAAGATTTTCAGGTAACTTTTCGAAACGGTAATTCTATCAGGGTATCCTATCAGGATAAAGAATAAATAACTAATCCATGCAGTATAAGACGGCACTTAGTGCCGTCTTATATTTTTATCGCAAGCATGGTAAAAAATACCAAATTCTCCATGCTTGCACTTATTATTTTTAGCTTGTTACAATCATTTTTTCGCTTATTAAAACGTTTTAAAACGCCAAATAAGCACTTATTTTAAATCAAATATATAAATATATATACTTGATTTTTTCAGTCAAATTTAAGCTATTTTAAAGCTTATTTTCTTATCCATATTCTACCAAAAAACCACCAATACCAATTTACAATTTCTGGTAGTGTCTCCAATTGTTAACTTGTTATTTCCTGATATCTTCTCCAAATTCTACAATGTAATTCTCTACCAGTTAACCCAAATTCTAACAATCATAGAAACCCATATTCTCGAGTGTATGCCTTTATATAAAGGCATGGTCACACCTTAATGGCTTTATATATACAGTTAGTCACACCTTAATGCGACCGAAGCTGGTCTCAAGTCCAGTTGAAAAACGCAGAGAGCGGAGAATAAAAAAATATTATAAAAAAAAGAAAGGGTGGTTGAAATGCAAGTAAACTTTAATGATGAATACGATGTAAATGTATTCAAAAAAGAAGTAGAAAATGCCACCAAATTTATAATTTGGCTGGCAGAAAACCATAGGTTCTCAGAGTTAAAAGAATACTATGGTTGGTATTCAACATATTTTTATAATCGGTTAACTCCAAGTGAATACCACATTCCAGAACCTCATCTGCCTGATACAGTAGATGAATATGGAGAAGAAAACGTCGGTGACGTATACATCGTCGACATTGACGACGAGACGTGGGAAGTAACAATCACCGTTGAAAAGGACAGAGAATAACTCTGTCCTTTTTTTATTAAAAAATTTTAAAAGAGGAGAAGTATTATGGGAATGCACAAATTTTATAGGAGTCAAGATGGGTTAGTAAACCTAA